ATTTTATAAACAAAGTAAAGAAAACAGATTTATCTAAGTTTTCAAATAAGAAAAAGGAATTATCTAAAGTAGCTTTATCTGTAATTAGTAGGATAGATACAAATAGGGACTGGCTAGATAGTGCTTATGGTGTAGCTTCTTATTACGCTTACGAACGCTGGGACGAAATTATACAAGAAATACAAGATATGCAATTTGAAATAAGTAAAGAAGTAGATAACGTATATGTAAATAGTGAAGCTGGGGGCTTAGACGAAGTAGCTTCTGAAATGCGTGAAGACTTACAGCAAATTGAAAACGCTGCAGACGAACTAGGAGTTTCACCTACGGAATTATTAGACGACTACGACGAACTTTCTGATATGGTAAATAACGCAGACGAAACTTATAACGAATATGTAGACAAATACCGTGAAGTAGTAGATACTGCAGGCTGGCTACCTGACTTTAGTAGGTAGAAAATCAAATAAGAGTATAACAATTTCTATTATATAATAACAAAAACATTTTAAAATGAATTTAAAAAATCAAATTAGAGAAGCTTTAGGACTTTCTAAAGAAGTAAAGCTTGAAGCACAAGCAAAGTTAGCAGACGGGACTATTGTAGTTTCTGATACTGATTTTGAAGCTGGGGCAAATATTATGATCTTAGCTGAAGACGGCACTACAATGCCTTTACCAGTCGGCGAATACGAGCTAGAAGACGGCACTGGTTTATCTGTAACTGAAGAAGGGGTAATTGCTGAAATTTACGAAACTGAAGAAGAAGAAGTAGACGCAGGTAAAGATAAAGACGAATACGAAGAAGAAGAAGCACCAGCTGAAGACGTAGCTGAAGAAGCTGTTACTGAAGTAGTAGAAGAAGTAGTAAGTGCAACTGACGAAATTGCAGCAGCTATTGACGAAGCTACTGGTGAAGAAGTAACACCTGAAATTGCGCAACAAGCAGCTGAAATAGCTGTAGCTGTAGTAGAAGAAAAAGCTGAAGAAGTAGCTTTATCTAAAGAAATGCGAACTGTTTTATCTATTATGAGAAAAGAACTTGACGCAATAAAAGAAACTAAAAAGGTTAAGCCAGTAAGAAAGTCTTTTAAAAAGGCTAAACCAGCTGCTAAACCAGTTCAAAGTAAAAAATTCTCTAGTAAGAAAAGAAAGTCAGTTATGGAAGAACTTTCAGCTACTGAATATAAAGCTTTAACAACGAAAGAAAGATACCTATTTAACTTAGGTAAATAATATAACAATAATAATAACTAAAAAAAATTTAAAAAATGGGATTTTCAATTACTTCTAATTTTAAGGGCGATCATGCTGGGCAGTATATTTCTGCAGCCTTAAAATCAGCAAAGACTTTAGACTACTTAACAGTCTTAGAAAACGTGAAATACAAAAGAAATATTACAAAAGTAGTAGGTGCTACTTTAGTAAGAAATGCTACTTGTGATTTTACAGATAGTGGAACTTTAACTATGAGCGAGAAAGTTTTAACGCCAAAAAATTTACAAATAAATGTAGATTTATGTAAAGGTGATTTACTTTCTGACTGGCAAGCTTTACAAATGACTGCAGGAGCTAATAACAGTGGTATGAGTTCTGACTTTTCAGCTTTTGTAATGAGCCACTTAGCAGAGCAAATAGCAAATTCAACTGAAACTTCATGCTGGACTGGAGCTGCTGCGAATAACGGTGAGTTTGAAGGGTTTTTAACGCCTACAACTGGTGCGTTCTTAGTAGACACAGTAACTACTGGTTCAGTTTCAGGAGCTTTAACAGCTGCTAATATTATAGCAAACCTACAAACTGCAGTAGATACAATACAAGCTAACGTATATGCAAAAGCTAATGAAGACTTATATATTTTCTTAAACCCTAAGAACTACAGATTTTATATTTCTGCAATTTCTACTTTAGGTTATGTAAATGCTTACAATATGCAAGGTGATTATATACCTATGTTTAATGGAATTAAAATTGCCGTTGTAGGTGGTATGAACGACAACGAAATCGTTGTAGGTGAAAAAAGTAATATGTTTTTTGGAACTGATTTACTTTCAGATAGCACTACTATTTCTATGCTTGATATGGCTAAGCTTGACGGCTCGGACAATTTAAGAGTAGTTTGTAAGTATTCTGCAGGAGTTCAAACTGGAGTAGCTTCAGATTTAACTTGGATAAACTAATATTAACTTAAAAAAATAAAGAAACTATGGCATGTAATTTAACAAAAGGAAGAAATATTAGCTGCAGGGACACGGTGGCTGGAGTTAAGAGTATCTTTTTAGCTCAACATGACGAATTAACTTCTTACGTTGCTGCTAGTGGTTCTTTAACAGATTTTGATTTAGGCGGTTCTGACGATATATATAAATACTTATTAAAACGTGGAACGGCGAGCGTTACCGAAACGGTAAATGCTAACAGCGAAAACGGTAGTATTTTCTATTCGCCTTCAGTTAATATAAAGCTTCACAAATTGACTGCTGCAGATCAAAACGAGTTAAAACTATTAGCTGCACAAAGACTAATAATTTTTGTAGAATTAAACGAATTAAACGCAGCGGGTAAAAACGTTATATTAGCTTGCGGTTTAGATAATGGTATGGAACTATCAGCTGGGACTAACAGTTCAGGGGCTGGTTTAGGTGATATGAACGGTTACGACTGGACTTTTGAAAGTCAAGAACCTTCACCTATGCAAACGGTTGCAGACTATACTACGACACCGCTAGACAATTCAGCGTTTACGTTTAATAGTATAATCACTTCGTAAAACTTCAAACCTGAAAAGGTTTTGTTTTCATAAATTCAATTTAAAGAAGGGTGGCGTAAGCTACCCTTTTTTTATAACTTAAAATAAATTAAAATGTATAAATTAAAAGACGAATACAAAGGGGTTACAGTTAGTAAAACTGGGCGTATAATTATTTTAGACAATGTAAAATCTAGTGAAGTAGAACTTTTAGGTATAGAACAATTTTTTACGAAGTCAAAGAAAAAAAGTAAAACACCACCGCCGAGTAAGTTATAAACAGAATAAAAATAAAAAGTAAGTTTTTCTATTATATTATATGATACATGGAATTTACGGCAGTTCATACTATTATTTTTATCTTACTTTAGAAGATCAGCGTATAAATACAGCGGTGAGTAAAAACAATATATGGCACCTATTCAAATTTACGCACGACTTAACTAAAGAAGTAAAATATGCTTATGGAGCTAAAAACGTGCATAACGATAGGTATGTAAAATACATTTTTGCGCATAATACTACTGAAAATATTTTTACTGGTTTTATAGATTTTAAACCACACGGCTACTGGAAATACGAAGTTTACGAAATTAGCTGGCTAGGAACGTTAGCGGTTAATGATACGAACGCACCAAATAGTGAAACTGAAGTTTTAGCAGTTCATAACGACAACGGCGTAGTTCAGGGTAAAGTAGAAGAAGGTAAATTGCTAATTTCAGAAACGGCAGGTTCGGAGCAAGTATCTTATACAAAATATACAGAAAACGACAATACAAGTAATTATTTATATACAAATTAAAAAAATTAAAAAATGAGTTTAATAGACAATACAAGCACGTTATTGCGTGAGCAACTAGGTAAAGGTTCGGGAGTGGTTTTTACAACTGCAGCACAAACTGGTAAAGACTGGTATGCGGTTCATTTTGTTACTGAAAGCGTAGTAAGTGCTATAACTATGACTTATCACACTGGCGAAGCTGCTTTGCATACTACTATACCAGCTGGAACGGTTATATTCGGGCACATAACAGCTATTACTATGACTTCAGGGGTGGCTATAGGTTACGCTGAAACTGACGGTAAAGCAGGATAAATGAAATTAGCTTTAAGCAATAATATAAAAAGTAGAGTAAACGCTGACTGGACGCCTGAAAAACTATCTAGTTTATTACACTGGTATAAATGCGACACTGGTATATCAACTTATGCGCATAGCACAAGTGGTAATAGAATTGTTACCGAGTGGCAAGATCAAAAAGGAACTAATAACTTAATAGATACCGCTACGCCAGCCGATACAGCTGGTTATAATACAGCTCACCCTAGATACGATACTTCTACAAAAGAAGTGGTTTTTGATCATGGAGGCGATCAGTTAGACTTAACAGAACACTTATCACTAGGAACTTTTGCTATTTTTGTAAGAATTGAGTTTGACGATACTACTTTTGGTGATTTTCTTTTTGAAGACGAAGCGGGTAACAATTTCTTAAAAGTTCAAACTGCTACAGAACTAAGAGTAAAAATAAGTGGTAATAGACACGATTTTACTATAGACGGTGAACTAGCACAAGATACTCGTTATGTTATAGGTTATCAGCGTGAAGACACTGCTTTAACTGCTGACGATATAATTTCTTGTTATGTAAATAATACAGCTGTTACACAAAGCGGTTCGGGTGACGGCACACAAGCAATAACAGATACTTTAGATTTAGAAAAAGTAGGTGATCCGTCAAATCAAACTAGAATAAAAGAAATAGTTATATGTAATAATGCTTTAAGTGGTGCTGATAGGACAAGCTTATTTAACTATTTATATAATTTATAATATATTTGTAAAAAATTATAAAAATGAGTAAAAGAAAAACACCAGTAAATAAAGAAACAAAAGTTTTAAGTATAAATTTAGAAACGCAAACGGCACCTAAGGTTCAAGAAGTTCGGGGGCGTGATTATATAGAATATGGTTCTGAAGGGTGGGCAAACCTTTACCCGCAATTTTTAATTGATTTATATTATAATAGTTCTACGCATGCGGCAATTATAAATACTACTGCCGATATGATAGCTGGCGAAGATTTAATTTGTGAAGACGAAGAAAACGATAATATAGAGCTAAAATCATTTTTAAGTAACGCAAACGGTAAAGAAAGTCTGCACGATATAATAAAGAAAATAAGTTTAGATTTTAAACTTCAGGGTGGTTTTGCTTTAAATATAATATGGAACGCAGAACGAACTAAGATAGCTGAAATTTACCATGTGCCAGTAGAACGTTTAAGAGTAGGAATACCGAACGAAATGGGCGTAGTAGATACTTTTCATATATGTAGCGACTGGAGCGACACAAGACAAAACCCACCGCAAGAAGTGCCAGCTTTTGATTTAAACGATAGGACTTCACCAAGTCAAATATTATATTCAGGGACTTATTCGCCTAATATGGATATTTACCATACGCCTGACTATGTAGCTGGGTGCAACTGGGCACTTATAGATCAAAAAGTTTCAGAGTTTCACCTATCAAATATAGAAAATTCGTTTTCAGGAAGTTATTTTATTAGCTTTAATAATGGAGTGCCTTCGCAAGAAGAACGAATGCAAATAGAAAATAGTATTGTAGAAAAATTTGTAGGGGCTAAAGCTGCAGGTAAATTTGTTTTAACGTTTAGCGACGATAAAAATAGAGAGCCTAGCATAACACCTATAAACCCGCCAGATTTAGATAAACAATATACCACTTTACAGTCACTTTTATTGACTAACATTTTAACGTCACATAGAGTAGTTAGCCCCCTTCTTTTTGGAATAAGAGATACTTCAGGGCTGGGTAATAACGCAAACGAAATGAGCGAAGCCTTTGATCTGTATTTAAACAGTGTTATAAAACCCTACCAGAACCACATATTAAACGTTTTAAAGAAGCTTCTTACTGTAAATGGTATAAACTACCCTTTGACGTTTATACAGAATAAACCACTTACAAATAGGTTTGATACCGATACACTTTTAAGCGTCATGACGCAAGAAGAAATACGTTCAGAACTCGGCTTAGAACCCTTAAAAAAAGAAGAAGAAGTAGTAGACGACTTTGAAAAAGAACTACCTACTTTTGATACTAAAGAAGAAGCGATAGCAGAAGCAAAAAAACTAGGTTGTAGTGGTTACCATACGCATACAGAAAACGGTAAAACTTTATATATGCCGTGCGAAAATCATGAGCAAATAACAAGTTTAACTGAACAATTAAATTTTAAAGATTATATACAAAAATACGGTGAAGAAATACCTGACGACTGGGAACTTATAGACGTAGAAAATGCAGAAGGCGAGCACCCTGAATTTAACTTTGAAGATACTTTAAACGAACTTTGTAATACAGAACTATCTAAAATAGAACTAGAAGAAGAAAGCGAACTTGACGGCTTGGGTGGTAAAAGGGGTTTTGTTTCAGGTTATTTTAGGGTTCGTTATAGATATACGCACGACGATAGCCAAGTAAATGAAACTGGCACGAGTAGGGACTTTTGCATAGATTTAATGAGTGCCGATAAAATATATACTAAAGAAGTTATAGAAGGTATGTTTAATGAAAATAGTTCTTTTGGAGCTGGTAAAAAGGGCGGTGGTTATGATAAATTTGAGTTTAAAGGCGGAGCCTATTGCGAACACTACTGGCAGCGTTTAATTTTCAGGACTTCTATAGGGCGTGGTATGAAACGAGATTTAGACGATAGTATGCTTGTATCTACAGCTAAAGCAAGAAGTGAAGGGTTTTACCCTAAAGCAATAAGGGACGAGTGGAAAACGCCTAAAGATATGAAAAATAGGGGTTCACTAAAAAACAAATAACAAATGGCATATATATTATTTATATCAGAAAACAAAATAAAAGATAGCACTGCTATAGGTGGTAACGTTGATAATGAAACGTTATTGCCATATATACGCACGGCACAAAAGAAGTATCTTGAAACAAAACTAGGAACTGATTTATTTGCAAAACTTCAAAGTGATATACAAGCAGGTTCTTTAACTGGTAATTATAAAACTTTAGTAGACGATTATATACAAGATAGTTTAGTGCACTGGAGTTTTTATGAGAGTTTTCATTTTTTAAGGTTTAAAATACAGAACGGTAATATAGTAAGCCGTGATAGTGATAATGCTACAACTTTAAGCCGTGAAGAAGCACAAGATTTGCGAGAAGAAATAAGAAATACAGCCGAATTTTACACGCAAAGGCTAATAGATTACATAAAACATAATTTAAGTTTTTACCCTGAATACTCAACAAATAGCGGTGCTGACGTAAACCCAGATCGTAATGCGTTTTATAGTGGTATGAATTTAGAAAGCAATAACGTTAAACAAACTGGTTTAACACTAGACGATTTTTTAACGCCTGATTTATCATAATGAATAAGACTTACAAACCAAAAGCTAAAAATGAAACGGCTTTAAGAAAATATATAAAAAATGCCACTAAAAAGAGTATCGCAGGACATAAGCGAAGTAGTAACGGTAAACGCTAGCGTTTTAGGAATTACAACTTTTGCAGAATTTGAAACAATGTTAAAAATTATACTTATTATAGTTTCAATAGGTTATACTATAGCTAGGTGGCGAACGCACTGCAAAAAAAAATGAGTAATAAAAAAAAATATAGATACTTTACTTTAAGTGAGTTTGCAAGTCCTGACTTAGAAGGTTCGGGTTCTAATATGAAGCATGAATTTTTAATTAAATTAGACGAAGCCCGCCACTTAGCAAATATACCTTTTAAAATAAATTCAGGTTTTAGAACAGCAGCTTATAATCAATATTTACTAGATAGCCCCAAATATAAGGCGTCAAAGACTTCAACACACTTAGAAGGTATTGCAGCTGATATATCTGTAAAAGATAGTCGTAGTAGGTGGGTGGTTATAAACAGCTTAATGTTAGCAGGTTTTACTCGTATAGGTATAGCCGATACGTTTATTCATGTAGATTTGTCTAAAGAAAAGTCGCAAAATGTTATATGGACTTACTAATACTAATTTAAAATTAAGAAAATGAAAGACTGGTTAATTAAACAAATGTTTCAAAGTAAGAAATTTTGGTATGCAATAGCTTCTATTGTAGTGCCAGCTATTGTAACTTATTTAGGTGTTTCACCTGAAACCGCAAACGAAATTTTTTATGCAGCTTTAACCCTTATTTTAGGGCAAGGTATTGCTGATATAAAGAAGTAAAATGCGTAATAACCGATATAGGTTAAAGCCCCACGAAATTAAACTTTTAGAAAAAATGCGTTCGGAGCAAAGTCGTAACGTCTTAGTGATAGGCGACTTGCACGAACCTTTTTGTTTAGACGAATACTTAGATTTTTGTATAGAACAATACGAAAAATGGAACTGTAACCAAGTTATTTTTATAGGTGACGTAATAGATAATCACTATTCTAGCTATCATGAAATAAACCCCGACGGTATGGGCGGTGGTAAAGAACTTGAATATGCTATAAAAAGAATAGCACGCTGGTATAATGCTTTTAACGATAAAGGAACTAAAGTTATAATAGGTAACCATGATAGGATAATAGCAAGGAAAGCTCAAACTGGTAACATACCTAAAAAATGGATAAGAAGTTACGCAGAAGTATTAGAAACGCCGAACTGGGACTTTGTAGATCATTATATACAAGACAACGTTCTTTATCAGCATGGTGAAGGGGGCACAGCAAGAACTGCTTGCAAAAGTCACATGATAAATGTAGTTCAGGGGCACTTACATACGCAATGTTATACTGAAAACTTTGTAGGTAAAAACTTTAGGACGTGGGCGGTTCAAACTGGCTGCGGTATAAATTTTAGTCAATATAGTTTTGCCTATGCAAAGTATGGTAAAAAGCCAGCTATAGCTGCTGCAGTAGTTTTAGAAAACGGAACTATACCTATAAACTTGTTAATGGACTTATAACACCCTTTTAAGACACCCTACACTATAAAAGGTATATTAGTATAGTATGAACCTTTAACCCTTTAAAAACGATATATCTTATTAAACTATAATTGTTAATAACTTTGTAAATAAAAGTGTTAATAATTGTATATATCAATATTTATTTTTAACTTTGTCGTATGAAAACAAAAATTAAATTGTCTGAAGAAGACTACAAAGAATTAAAGTATTTAACCGAGCATGTTTCTGACGTAAAAGCTGTAATATATAGATATTTATGCAGGGAGCACTATTTAGATTATATGAACTTTTCGTTTGACGAAGAGCTTGATTTGATAAATAGCATTCAAGACAAAATACAATAACACAAGCTAGCAAAGCGCTAGCTTTTTTTTTAACTAAATAAATTGAATTATGAAAAACAAATCTAAACACTATTACGATACTGAACGTAATAAAGATCCTTTTAATGTAGAACCTTTAATTGCAAAGCGTAAAGAAATTGACGCTGAAATTGAAAAGAACCACCCTGAAATTAAAGCTTTACAAGACGTAGACGACGCTATAAGTGATATTATAGACGCTCAAGAAACTGAAAAAGAAAAGATTTACGAAGTAGAAGTAACTGAAACCAAAAGGGTTATGAAAAAATTTAACGGTAACGACTTGCCTTTATATTTTCAGTGGCACGGCGGTATAAAAACATGGCTATATAAAGTATATATACTTGACGGCAAGATTAAAGCTGATAAACTTGTTTATTCTATAAAAGACAAAGAAATAGAATATACTTCGGTAGCTGTAGAAAGTGCTTTTAAAGAAGATCATGTAGAAGTAGACGCTTGCGTATGGAACGAAGGCTTACAACTAATATATAAAAATGCAGGTAATGATAAATAAAGAATATTTTGAAGGCTGGGTAAATGGAACTAGAAGCACTTACGGCGACGATCCTACAGAATATAACGGTGCTGATATAGATTACTGCAAGAACTGCGATATGGAGCCTAAAGAATACGGCGACGTATGCGCAGTATGTATAGAAGACTTTGAAGAGCAAATGCAAACCAGTCTTTGCTGTAGTGATACTTTGCATGTAGATACTAATAGGTGCACTTCTTGCTACGACTGGAGCGAAAGCTTATTTGACGAATTTTGCACAGAAAACAATTTTAATAGAAAAACTTATAAATTTAATAAAAAAGAAAATGAATAAAAAAAGTAAAGTAACAAACGTTCAACAAAATGGAACGTGGGAAGGTAATTATGGTATAATGTATAAATTTGAAGTAGCTTTTGAAAACGGCGACGCTGGCGAATATAGCAGTAAGTCGCAAGATCAAAACAAATTTGTAGTAGGTAATGAAACTGATTACGAATATATAGACGGTAAATTTCCTAAAGTAAAGCCACTTTGGATAAACCCGCAACAAGTTCAAACTAAAACAGCACCTACTCAAAATAAACCACAAGCAAATAACGACGTTCAAGATATGATAGTTAAACAAAGTTCTTTGAAAGCTGCAGTAGAATTTTGCGATAAAAACTGCACTATAGAAGACGTTATAGATAATGCAGAAATATTTTATAAGTGGGTAATGACTGGCGAAAAGCCTACAGCAAAACCTTCTAATAACGATATGCCTTTTTAATATGAAAAATAACGTAACTGACGAAAACCAAGTAAAAGAAATATGCGACTTAGCAAGAAGGCACGCAGGACTTTTAGAAGGGCAAATTTCTAGCAAGAGTAGGCGCAGTGAACTACAGTTACCACGCGCAGTAGTAGGCGTGGTGGCTCGGGAATATGGAATACATTTTAATAGTATTGCTAAAATTCTTAACCGTGATCGTTGTAGTGTATATTATTACGTTAAGAAGCACCCTGAAAACTATGCTTACTGGCACGAATATAGGGACTTATTTAATAAGGTTTATAATTCTTACAGTGATTTAAAAGGTTCTAAAAAAACATTTGAAAGCGACGAACAATTAAAAAATCACTTAATATATAGCGGGGTTACAGAAAATATATTAGATAATAAAGTAAATATAAAAGTAAGTTCAGATAATTACAATACTATTATAAAAACTAATTATAAGGAATTTTCAAATACTTTAAAGAAAATAAGTGAAAATTTAGTAGACTACAACCATAAGCTAGACGTTCAAATATGAAACACTTATTAAGTAGTAGTGCATATTTAGTAGTAAATAAACAACTAGCAAGGCAGGTAGGGCTGAAGGCGGTAGTTCTACTTGCCGATCTTATTAGTAAAGAAAACTATTTTTTAATAAATGGAACTTTAAAAGAAGGCTGGTTTTTTAATACTTCAAAAAATATAGAACGTGATACAACTTTAACTAATTACCAGCAAAAGAAAGCTATAAAGAAATTAGAAGAAATAGGTTTTTTAGAAACTGAACTTAAAGGAATGCCAGCAACCCTACATTTTAAGATACTTGAAAACAAGATTTCAACTTACTTGAATACAAGTTTTAAAGAAACTTCAAAACAAGATTTAAAGAAACTTGAAACAAATAAGAATAAAGAAATAATAATAACTAATAATAGTATATATAAACCTATTCAAAAAAGAGAAGCTGTTTTTGGTTTAGAAGTTCTTAAAATAGGTGAAGAAATAGAAGCTCCTTATAAAGACAAGCAAGACTTTTTAGATTACTGGACTGAACCTAACCCTACAAAAACTAAAATGCGTTTTGAATTACAGAAAACTTTTTGTATTAAACGTAGACTAAAGACTTGGTTAAAACGAAGCAAACAATATAATAATAACGGAACTTCTAAAATAGATAAACAATTAGATAGCTACCAAAAAGCAATACAAATAGTAAAAAATAATTATGGAACTGAATAAAATATATAACGAAAATTGTTTAGATACTATGAAACGTATGCCTGACGACTTCGTAGATATGGTAATTACTTCACCACCTTATAACATAGGTAAAGCAAGGGCTAATACTAACAACCCTGACTTAGTTTATGATACATATTCAGACGATTTAGAAATAGACGAATACTTTAAACAAACTAAAATATGGCTTGACGAACTTTTACGAGTATCTAAACACTATGTATTTTGGAATATAGGCGAATACGCAGGCTGTAAAGGAATAGCAGGTTTTATAATGAATACATATAAAGAAAACCTAAAAGAAAATTTTATATGGATAAAGCCGAACCCGAACCCAGTAGGTAGGAATATAGTTTGTAATAGTTACGAATACATATTTTGTTTAGTTAAAGAAAATGCTGATAAAAGAAAATACGATTATAATAATTTCGGTGATAATATGATAAAGAATTATATAATAAAACCAGTAAATAATAATAAAGACAACGGCGGGCATGGTTATGCTTTTGGCGAGTGGTTACCTAAATATTTTATACATAACTTTAGTAAAGAAGGTGATACTATTTACGACTGTTTTATGGGCTCGGGCACTACAGCTGTAGCTTCGCACGTTTTAGATCGTAAATTTATAGGTTCTGAAATATCTGAAAAGTATGTAGGTATTGCGAACAAAAGATTAAAACCATACTTAACACAAACTAAACTATTTTGAAAATAAAAGAATACGAAATACAAGAACTTACGCTTAAATGCGTAGAACTAATAAGTAAAACTTTAGTAGAACTAGGACAAGTTAAAGACGAAAAACATATTGTTATTTTAAGTTCAAGTTTAGCTAATGATTTAAAAGAAGACTTTAAGAACTTATACTTTGAAGACGTGCAACAAGCTTTTAGGCAAGGAGTTCGTAATACTGATAAATTTGTTTTAAACGTTCAGAACTATTATTTATGGATAAAAGCACACCGTCAGTTAATATGGAACGAAGCAAGTAAAGAACCTGAACGTCAAGACAAAAGACTTGTATATAGAAACACAAAAGGAAAGCTGGAGCATATATCTAAAAAATTAAACGTGCCTAAATGATTATAAATTACCCTGAAGTTTTATATAATATAGCAAAAGAAATATCTACAGTAAGAACCGAAAGTATTAAAAAAATGGTTCTAGGTAATAAACGAAGTGAAAAGGAATTTAAAGATCATAATACAATAGGTGTTTTAGGTGAACTAATAGCCCAGCACTATTTTATAGAGCAAGGAGCACACTATAAAGCTACGCAAATATTAAGTAATAAACCTTTAATAGAAGCTGATATATTTGTAAACACTATGTTTGATACAAGAAAAATAGACGTAAAGACTTTAAAGAGTTCACACCGTTATTTAATGGTAAACCAGTTCGTTCATGAAAACCCACTTAAAGACGTAAACGAATATATGTTTATACAAATCATAAAAAAAGGGCAATGTAAAATATGGTTTTATTCGCATGAAGACGTAGATAAATGGAATATAGTAGAACAAACTTATAGCAAAGTATATGCCAAAAAAATCAGTTAGTAAATTAAAAAAAGAAATAGATAAATACTTTAGTCTTTATATAAGATTACGATACGCAAGCAAAGACGGTATGGTAAAATGTTTCACTTGTAATAAAACTTCACACTATAAAAAAGGTATGCAGGCTGGGCACTTTCAAAGTAGAAGGTTTTTACCTACACGCTGGAACGAAGACAACGTGCAAGTTCAGTGCGTTAAATGTAATATGTTTTCGCAAGGCGAACAGTATAAGTTTTCACTGAATTTAGGTGAAGACAAAAGTAAGGAGTTAGAAGCTTTAGCCCGATCAACTGTAAAGTATATGCGGCACGAATACGAAGAACTATTAGAACGTTATAAACAAGAAGTTAAGAAACTAACAAACGATAGTTAAAAAGTATATTATAAATTAAAAGAATATGCAAATTTAGTTTATATTATTGTATATGTTTAAAAAGCCTATCTATGTAAATTACCAGCATGAAATAACAGTAGAAGCATATTTTGATATAATTTATGTAACTATGAAGGAACTTTGCGGTTTAAACGAAGAAAAGTTTGACGACTTTATACATATATCAAATGTTATAATAGAGCACCATAACAACTATAGAGCTGCAACAAACGAAGGTAACTATTTAGATTTTATGAGTATAATTCCTACAAACTTTACAGCTATGATAAATGGCTTTTTAGCTGGTATAGAAAATAAAGATAATAAAAGTTCAGTAAGGATATATAAAGAAATACTAACTAACCACGCATATAGATTAGTAAAGGAACTTGAAACTATAAAACTAACTAATGAATGAAATTTACGAAATAATAGGTAGTTTAAGATCAAAGTTTGAAACTATGGCTTACGGTTTAACAACTGATAAAAACACTATAGACGACGCAGTTCAGGAACTAATGCTTTACTTTTTACAAATGAACCCTGAAACACTAAAACGAATATATAAGCAAGACGGTAAAAAAGGTTTATTAAATTATGGAGCTGTAGCACTTAGAAGAAGTTTAGATAGTCCAAGAAGTAAATACTATTATAAGTATAGAAAGTATTATACAAAAATAGACGGCGCAAGTATAGCAACTTATGAAACGCCTAATAATAAACATATAACTAATATACCTGACGAAAGTTATAAAGAAGAAACTAAGACGTGGCAAATGTATGAAAAGTTAGATAAAGTTTTAGATACTCTTTACTGGTATGATAAACAAATTTACTATTTATATTACGAAGGTGAAACTTTAGATAGTCTAGCTAAAAAAACTGGTATAAGTCGCAATAGTTTATTTACAACTATAGACAATGTAAGACGATTACTAAAAGAAAAGTTAAATGAATAATTTTTTTGTAACAACTGAAATAAAAAACGAAAGGCTTAATATATGTAGAAGCTGCGATATGTATTTTAAGCCGACGGGCTCATGTAAAATTTGTAAATGCTTTATGCGTATAAAAACTTCTATTGCAAACCAAGAGTGCCCGCAGAACTACTGGGGCAAAACAACTGAAGTAGAAACGCCTGAAGTTATACCTGAATATTTAATAGACGAACTAAAAGAAGTATGGTTACATATAAAAAACAAAACAGCTACAAACGCAGAATATAAAGCAAGAGCTATAGAACTATATAATACAATATACAAATCAAACTATAAAACAACTTCTAATTGCGCCAGCTGTTTACAGTCAGTATGGAGCGGTTTAAATAACATAATTAAAAAACTTGAACTATGAATATAATATTTTGGATATTAGCAGTTATAGCTAGTATTTTTGTAGGGTTCTTTATATTTATCTTAATAGGTATGAAAATTGAACGAAAACGAAAGCATAAACAATTACTAAAGGACTTAGACGAATTTCATAATAATAACAAAAAATACTTTTAAAATGATCTCAATAGTAACTTTTGGCGTAGGGCTAGCAATAGGTATGTATATAGTAACACAAATAGAAAAATCAATAGACAAAAATATAATGAAATACAATAATATAAAAAAAATACTTAGTAAGCAAATTCAAAATAATGTAAAAACTTTTTGGGTTTATAACGAAGAAAGTAAAGAGTTTATAAATATATATAAAATGTATAGTAACAAATATACTATATACACACCTGAACAACTATTAAACTACATAAATGATATTTTACTGCAAGAAGTGCAAGACGAAAACAAAACTACATAAAGTAAGGTTGTCTTATATAAACAATAAGTTAATATGTAAAGAAGCTTATTGCTGCGACGAATATATGGAGCAAGTAATAACTGACGAATATAAAGGTATGCCAGATATTAAACGAAACGAAGAAACGCATAGCAAGCCTAGTGGTAATAAACTATGGAACGACGCAAAAAAAGATTTACTAAGTGGTGAAGGTATGAATAACTATGAAAAGAACTGAACAGCAAAACAAATACTATTTTAAATGTATAGTAATACCACTAGGCAAATTCTTAGGCTACCACAAGTTTGAATTTCACGAAGTCCTGAAGACAATGTTTATATACGATACAAGCAAAGAACTAACTAAAGAAGAATTTACTAATTACTGTAATGAAATAAGAGCATGGGCGTGGAACGAGTTTAACTTTGATATAGAAGAACCTAAAAATAATTATTGATATATTCTATTATATAGTATGGAAAACGAACAAAAACGAACAACCGAAAGTAAAAAAAGGATATTGAAAGCTTTAGAAGGTAGCCTAGGTATAGTAAGCAAGGCTTGTGAAGAAAGCGAAATATCAAGAACTCAATTCTATAAATGGTGTAAAGACGATAAAGATTTTGCTACAACTGTAGACGAACTACAGAACGTAGTTTTAGATTTTGCTGAAAGCACTTTACATAAACTAATAGCTGACGGTAATACAGCAGCTACTATATTTTTCTTAAAGACAAAAGGCAAGAAACGTGGGTTTATAGAAAAACAAGAACTTGATCTTACAAGTGGTGACGAACCTATTAAAATAAACATAAATATAAAGGGCGTTGAATATTGATCCTATATTTACTAGCACACAAGAAACCGCAATAGAGTATTTATTTGACGATACTACTAACGACGTTCTTTTTGGTGGGGCTGCTGGTGGTGGTAAAAGCTTTGTAGGTTGTAGCTGGCTTATTATAATGGCTTTACGTTACCCGAAGACTAGGTATTTAATAGGACGCTCAAAACTTGATACTCTTAAAAAGACAACCTTTAATACCTTTACTGAAGTTTGTTCTAACTGGAGTTTGTTAGCTGGTAAACACTATACGTTTAATGCTTCTACTAATATCATATCGTTTTATAATGGTTCTGAAATAATACTTAAAGATTTATTTCTTTACCCTTCAGATCGTAATTTTGATAGTTTAGGTTCTTTAGAAATTACAGCAGCCTTTATAGACGAAGCAAACCAAATAACAGAAAAGGCTAAGAATATAGTAGCAAGTAGAATAAGATACAAGCTAGACGAATACGGTATAATACCCAAAATGTTATTGACTTGTAACCCTTCAAAAAACTGGTGTTATACTGAATATTACCGCCCAGCTAAAGCAGGAACTTTACCACCACACCGTAAATTTATACAGTCTTTAGTAGACGACAACCAGTATATAAGTAAACACTATAAAGGGCAACTAGAAAAATTAGATAGGTTAAGTAAAGAACGTTTACTATATGGTAACTGGGAATACGACGCAAGCGATACTAACTTAATAAACTATGATAGTATATTAAACCTATTTACTCAAAAAGGTAAAGAAGGTGAAATGTATATAACATGCGACGTTGCAAGGTTCGGTAAAGACAAAACTGTAATAATGGTATTTAGTGGACTTCAAGTTATTAAGATCAGAACTTTTGATAAAAGTAGTGTAGTAGAAGTAGCTGACGAAATAAGAAGCTTACAGTCACAATACAACGTAAACCTACATAACATAATTGTAGACGAAGACGGCGTAGGGGGCGGCTGCAAGGATATACTACGCTGTAAGGGTTTTCAAAATAACAGCAAACCACTAAAAAACGAAAACTATCAGAACCTTAAAACCCAGTGTTATTATAAACTATCTGATTTAGTAAATAAAGGGCAAGTAGGTATAGACACAAAAGATATAAATATAAGACAATACATAATTGAAGAACTGGAGCAAGTCTGCATGCACCACCCCGACAAAGATAATAAACTACAGATAGTGCCTAAAGATACTATTAAAGCAATACTAGGACGTTCGCCAGATTTTAGCGACGCTTTAGCTATGCGGTGTTATTATGAAATAGATAGTAACTATGGGCGCTATTTCGTTCAATAAACTAAAAATCAAAAATTTCTATTATATACTATGAAATACTTAATAACAGAAGACGGTAAAGATAAAACCTATAGTTTGCCTACGGTATGGAATAACGTTAAACTAGATAGCTATATGAAAGTATGCGCTATTTTAGAAAACAAAGACGACGACGAATATAGACAAACCTTTAAATTGTTACGGGCTTTAATGGGCTTAAAAACAAAGACTATAGAGAAAATGCCTTTATCTGTTATTAGACAAATATATAAGGATATAGCAGTTTTAATACAGCAACCTATAGACGATAATTTAAGGCACAAAATAAAAATAAATAAAACGGTTTATGGTTTTCACCCGCAGCTTAGTAATTTAACTTTAGGCGAGTTTGTAGATATTGAAGCTTACATAAAAGACGGTATTCATAAAAACATGCATAATATACTTAGTGTATTATATCGTCCTATAACTAAAGAAAAGGGGCACCAGTATAATATAGAACCCTACGAACCCAGCGACGATAGGGCTGAACTATTTAAAGAGAATTTAACTATAGGCGACGTAAACGGTGCGTCGGTTTTTTTTTACAGTTTAGGCAAGGAACTTTTAAGTTATTCAGCCAAATATTTGAAGAAGGCGAAAACGAAGAAGTAAGCGCTATGGCTAAAAAGTGGGGGTGGTATACGATTATATACAGTCTAGCAAATGAAGACTTATTAAAAATAGACGAAGTAGTAAAGAAACCTTTATATGAATGCTTAACTTTTATGAGCCATAAGCAAGATATAGAAGAAGCAAAAAACGTAAATATAAAAAATGATTAGATTTAAAAATTACAGTAATACTTTAGATACTATCAAATGCATAGCTGATAGTTTGTATAATATCAATTCAGTTACAACTGGTGATTTATTTGAAGTTTCACTTGAGAAAAACGAAATTTACCCACTATGCCACATACTAACTGAAAACGTAAATGTAGAGCAAAGTATTCAAAAGTTTAACTTCAGGATATTTGTAATGGACTTAGTAGAGCCTGATTTATCAAACGAGCAAGACGTTCAAAGTGATACATACCAAACTATAGTAGATATTATAGGACTATTAAAACATGGTGAAATTCTATATGGATATAACACGGTGCACGGTGAAGAACAACGTTATTTTGTAGATAATGATTTTACAATAGAACCTTTTACAGAACGGTTTTCTTCAAACGTTACGGGCTGGACTTGTAGCTTTCCTATAATTATAGAAAGCGTTTTAGACACTTGCGATATACCGCACGACAATACAAAACTATGCTCCAAATAAAAATAGGTAAATATAAAATAGAAATAGGTTTTTTTAAAATAACAATAAAATTATAACAAATGGCAGACTTAACAACAACAATTATAGAAAGCGTTTCTATAAATGGAACTCAAAGGGGTTCTACTAATACCGTTACTACAACTGGTATAGTAGATACTTTAGAACGAACTATATCTTGCACCCACTCGCAAACTACTACTATAGCCGAGTTCGGAGCGACACCGCACGCAGCGGCTAGTAATATTGATCGTGATAATGTAAAGTATTTAAGAGTAACAAATTTAGACGATACTAACGAATGCATGCTAGGCGTAGTTACTGGGGCTTCAAATTATCAAGTAAGATTAAGAGCGGGGGCTTCGCATGTATTATATAACGGTGACGATATAGCAATAGGTGAAGAAGACACTACGCCAGCTTTTGCAGCTATTACTGGTGATCTAGCTTCGTTACAAATTCGTCCTAGTTCTTCAAATGATATTCAAGTAGAATTATTTGTAGCTAGCGTATAGTGGCTTCAGGTATTCAATATACAAGTTTAGATAGGTATGTAAATAGCTATTGCGAATATATAATAAGGCAAGCTAGAAATAGATTATCTGAAAAAGACGTTTCAGGAACTTTAAGCTCAAGTTTATCTTTTCAAATTAAGAAGAAAAAAAACAAATGGACTTTAGAATTTTCAGGTGCTAAATATGCAGACTATGTAAATAAAGGGGTTGCAGGAACTGAAGGGACTAGAACGTATATAGATATAACTGGTAAAAGAAAACGAACAAAATACAAATTTAGAAAAGGTAAAGAAAACGCACCACCACCAAGTAAGTTAAGGGACTGGGCTAAAGCTAGGGGTTTAAAAGGACGTGATAAACTAGGTAGGTATATAACAGACGAAAGTTTTGGTTTTGCTTTAAGCCGTGGTATTCAGAAAGCAGGAACGCCAGCAGCTAGTTTCTTTACGCAACCGATCAGCTGGAGTTTTAACGTATTTAAACAAAAGATACAGCAACATATAAAAATAGATATACAAGAATATATAAAACAAATAAAATTTGATTAAATGGCTTTAGTAAAAGAACAAGAACCTTTATATAACGTTATGCCAGTGGGGCAACCTATTATATTTACAGTCTTTGATAGTGCTGTAATAAGTGGTTCAAATCACAAAATAAAATATATAGCTGAAGTATATGTAGATACAGATAATTCTAACGTAATGGTAACAGCTAATAGAGTAGCTATATTAAAAGCAACGCCTAATTTAAGCGGTTATGGAATGTTTGATTTTTCTACTATATTAGATAGTTATGTAACGCCCGACTATACTGGTGGTGAAGTAGCTGACTATGCAACTGGTAATTTTTCGCAATACAAAGGAAATAATTACAGCGATATAAACCCACATAGTATTCACCAAATAGACAAATTCAGCACAAATAGAAATGCTGTAAGATACTTTAAAGTAAAGTTTAAAATTGAATACGCTACTACAGCAACGGGCACGGTAAGCGAAGCGGGTTACACTGTAGAAAGTGATAAAATAGTTATCTTTAATGGTGTTTTATACGACAACGATATTTTCGTTCAAAGTGCTAATGGTTTTGGCTACCCACTTAATCAATACGGCTACTATGCTAATAACAATGGAACGAAAGGTGTTTTAAGTAATGCACCGCAAACGCAATATATACGAGAAAATGACTTTGCTACACTTGCTTTTTTTAATCAAATCAGTTTTGCTGAAAGTGGCGAAAGTCCAGTAGCAGCAACTGGTAATGTAGATACTATAGGCGACGTTCATATTACTTTTTATAATAGTTCAAATGTAGCTTTAAGCACAATAAATTTAGAAAACATAGCTACTAATGGTGGTTCGGGTGTTACTTTTCATAGTCACGCAGCTGCTAAAATAGGTTATGTAGGTATAGGAACAGCTAACATAGAAAACGCAGGGGGCACTATACCAGCAAACTGGCACTATTATACAGTAGAATTAAGAACCGATACTAATATAGTAATAACTAGCGAGTGGCGTTTTTATAAGCAAACTGACGACTGTAAAGGTTTTGAAACTATAAGGCTTACATGGCTTAATAAGTGGGGCTTTTGGGACTACTACAATTTCACTAAAAAATCAATAAGAAACTTTAATACAGAACGAAAAGCATATAAACAAGTTTCAGGAACGTGGGGCGGTTCTAAATATTTAATTTCAGATCATACTGGCGGTATGAAAAACTACAGCTCAACTATAAAAGAAACAATTACTTTAAATACAGATTACATAACAGAAGCTGAAGCACTTTGGCTAGAAGAACTTTTTATATCAAACGACGTTTATATACTTTCACAAAATAGTAGTGATACTACTTATGGATATATAAGAAAATATATAACACCATGCAGACTTACGACAACTGACTTAATTAGAAAAACTACAGCTAACGATAAACTTATACAATACACTTTTGATATAGAAACTGATAGGACTAAGAAAGCACAAAAAATATAAATATGAGTTTACAGTTAATACTTTACCCACAAAATTATAACGGGCAATATAGTGTTACAAGCACGCCTAACTATACCGAATATGTAGGCAACTATTCTTTTTATAATTCAGGAATAACAACTTATAGCGTAGGTGGTTCGCAGCCATGGAATACTTTTCAAGCTGCACAAACGCCTAGTTCTGCGTGGCAAGGGTGGCACGACGACGGTTCTGTTTATAACGACGCGCCAGCACCTACTTTAACAAGTGGGCGTTTACGATTACCTACGGCAGCAGGGGGTTCATGGAGTGGAGCAAGACAAAAAATAACTGGTTTAACTGGTGGGGCTCAATACGATATAACTTTTGAAACAAATGCGGCTAATACTGGAACTATATATTTTGGTGACGGTGTTTCTACTTATACCGATAGTTTTGGAACTACGTTTAATTGTTTAGTTACTTTACAAACTTTTGCTAATTTAGCTGCTGGGGTTCATACTTTTACAGTAACAGCCCCTAGCTCAACTGCTACTTTAGATATAAATTTTTATGGAACTGGTAGCACCTTTGTAGATTTTAACTATATATCTATAAAAGAAAATATATCTAGCGTGCCTACAACCGATATTTATTTTGACGGGCAAGTAATTTGTGATCTATATAACGACGAAAGCATACCTTTAAAATTAAGTATTGACGAATTTAAAAACGTAGCCGAGAAAGCACAAAGTTTCAGTAACCCTTTTAACCTACCTTCTACGAAAAGAAACAATAAAATATTCAGCCACTTATTTGATACTCAAATTTCTGTTAACGAAGACGTTTACGCTTTTAACCCTTATAAGAAAACAAAAGCTGTTTTAAAAGAAGACGGGCACACTTTATTTGACGGTTTTTTAACTTTAATAGATATAAATAATAAAGACGGTGAAATAAGTTATAACGTAAATTTATATAGTAATACTATAACTTTAAAAGATACTTTAAAAGATAAAAAACTAAGTGATTTTAATAGTGGTTTTTCTGAACTTACGCACGCTTATAATTATACAAATATAGATTTAAGCCAAGACGGAACGGGCGTTGTTTATACTGCAAGCTCTACAAGTGGGTTTAGAAGTGCTGATACTATAAAATACCCGCTATGTAACTGGAACGGTGAAATTACTTTAAATGCCAGCGATCAGCCAAAAATAAACAAATTAGAAAACGGTTACCGTCCATGGCTTAAAATGAAGTATTTAGTAGATAGAATTTTTGACGAAGCGGGTTTTACTTATACTTCTACGTTTTTAAGTTCTACAGCTTTTACTAAATTGTATATGGACTTTAGCGGTGAAAACGACGCTGAAGTAAAAACAGCTTATGCTAATAGGGGTTGTGATCCTTCAGGTGCTGTTAGTGATACTGTTTCAGGAACTTCTACAACTACTTCATTTGCAAACTTACAATTTGATAGTAGTAATATAAACAGCGAATTTGCAGCTATGGGCTACGATCAAGCGAACCACCGTTTTGAAGCTCAACAAGACAATACACAACTTACAATAGACTACTACTCAAAAATACGACACTCGGGCAGTTTAGGGACTGGAGCATACCAACAGCGTTGGAAAAAAACAGAAGCTGCTACTGGTAATATAACATTTTACGACGAAGGTAGTTTTACTGGTTATGGTTCAAATGTAGTAATTCAGTATTCAGGAGTTTTATATATATCTTGTAACGACGGCGATTATTTAGAATATCAGCATAGACAAATTTCAGGAAGCGGTAATTTTGCACAAACCGATCATGCAGCCGAACTTATAAATTTACACATGAATGCTACAACTGGTGATACGGTAATTACTTCAAATAGTTATTTTCAGTCAGAACGTGGTAAACTAAAACAGTGGAACTTAATAGAAGGTATTATAAATATGTTTAATTTAGTTTTATTAAAAGATAAAGACAACCCTACTAATTTTATTATAGAACCTTATAAAGATATATTTGTAGATAATTCTGATATAGTTACGCACGACTGGACTAGCAAAGTAGATATAAGCGATATAAAATTAAAACCAGTAGAATTAAAAAAGATTATAACTTTTAAATACGACGAAGACAAAGACGATTACGCTAAAGGTATTTACAAGTCTGCAACGGGCGTAGGTTACGGTAATACTGAAATAGACGCTGATAGTTTTACTCTTTTAGTAGGTGAAACAAAAGTAGTAGCTACGCCGTTTGCAGCAACATATATAAAACCTTTATTTGATATTACGCCTGAAATTATTTGCCCAGCTATATTTAAAATGAAAGACGACGGCAGCACTGAAGGCTATAAAAATAAACCAAGAATATGTTACGACAACGGCGAAATAACAATAAGTGATATTATTAAAATACCAGCACAAAACGACGTAGCAGCACAAGACGCTACAAAGTATTTGCAATTTTCGCACCTATCTACTATACCTTCAGTTTCAGCTACTACACAAGACTATAATTTCGGTGCTAGTCAGCTTATAAATATAATAGGTGATACGCCTATAGATAATTTATTTAACGTTTACTGGGCACCTTATTACGACGAACTATATAATGCTGATACTAAAGAAATGAGTATAAACGTATATTTAACACCTTCAGAAATAGCTAATTTTAATTTCTTTGATAAAGTGCAAATTAAAAACCGAACCTTTAGAGTAAATAAAATAGAATATAAGGCAGGCGAATTAAGTAAAGTAGAATTTATACTAATAGGATAATGGAATATAAAAAAGGATATAAAGTTAAACCAAGCGAAATACAGTCTAATGGTGAAGTTATATTTACTGACGGCACCGATACTTTTACGCCTAATCAAATTTCGTGCGAAGCATACGGTTATAGATACGATAGCCAGCTAGGAATATGTAAAGCTTTTGAATATACTTCAAGACTAGCTATAAAAACTAAAGAAGAAAAAACAGAATTAAAAGGAACGAATAACAGAATTGAGCGTGGGGTGCGAGATACTTTAATAACTGGTTTAGACAATACGGCTAAAGGTGATAATACAAATGTTATAGTAGGTGGTGAAAAAAACGAAATAGAACGTAGTAATAATAACGGTTTACTGATAGGTAAAATGGGCAAGATTACAAACGATAGCGAATTTTGTATAGGTGGTGGTGGTTTTAATAGTGAAGCTGGTTTATTGCAATATAGTATATTACAACTTTCAGGTAAAACTACAAGTGCTTCAGACGTTGCTTTAACTATAGAGGGAATATCAAGAAAAATTTTATTACCAGCAAATAGTATAACGACTTACGAAATATGGTTAAGTGGTTTAGTAACTGGTGGTTCTTCAGGAACGGCAGGCGATTATGAAACTTACGAATATCATGGCACTATGCGAACTAAAAACAACGGCACAATTACTCATAATGCCAAGATCAGTAGGCTTTTAGGTAGAACTGGTAGTTTAGGAACTAAAACAATAGATACAGCTACAGCATATACTTTAAATATAAATATAGCAGGGCAAGCAAATGTAAATACGCAATGGCATGCAGTAGTAAAGTTACATATAAATAAAACGAACGCAGTAGAATTAACTTAAAAATATGAGCGAAGAAATATATGCAAAACTGAATTTAGACGCCGAGCAAGCAGGGCGTTCTTTAAACGATATAAATAAAGAATTAAAAGAAACTAACGACGCACTAAAGCAAGTGGCTGTAGGTGGTAAAAACTTTGATAAACTTACTAAACGAGTAAAGGAATTAAAAGCAGAACTTAAAGGTATAAGGGGTGCTGCAGAAAGTTCAGCTGTAAGTATGCGAGATATTACAAACACCGTTTCAGGTGGTTTTGCTGTAGCTACTGGTGCTATGGCTTTGCTAGGCACGAAAAGTGAAAAATTAGCTGAAGTTCAAAAAAGAGTTCAAGCTGCAATTGCAATAGCTGTAGGGGTTCGTAATTTACAAGAAAGTAAGCTTAATATGACTATGATTAAGCAAGGAGTTATAACAGCTAAAAACAAAGTTATAACTTTAGCTATGGCAGGAGCACAAAAAGTAGTAGCTGGAACTACTAAACTTATGGGCATAGCTGCAAATACAAGTAGTAAAGGTTTTAAGGCTTTAAAAATTGCTATTGCCGCTACTGGTATAGGTTTAATTGTAGTAGCTTTAGGTTTGATAGTAGCATACTGGGAAGATATAATAGGTTTAATGGGCTTCGGAACTTCGGAAGCTGAAAAACAATTGCAACTTACTACAGCTAAAAAAGACGCAGCAATGGAAGAACTTGAAAGCGTAGAAGGTTCTACAAATCAAATGAAGCTGCAAGGTAAAAGTCAAAAAGAAATTTTACAATTAAAAATAAAAGCAGTAGACGCAGCAATTCAAGCTTCAGAAGTAGAAATGGCTGCACAAAGGGCAAAAATAAAAGCCGATATACAGTCTGCAAAACGAAATAAAGCTATACTTACTGGTATGCTTTTAATGATTACAGCTCCTATAGACGCTTTAATTTACGCATATAATTTATTACCAGGTGTAGACGATATAGCTTACGCAAGTGAAAGTATTGCAGGTATGTTTTTTGATCCTGACGACGTAGCGGCTGAAGGTGAAGCGGCTTTAAAAGAACAAGAAAAAGCTTTAGCTTCACTTAAAGAGAAAAAAGCGGGCTTACAATTATCAGTTCAAGAAATGGATAAAGCAAATTCAGGAAAGTCAAGAGAGCAACGTAAAAAAGAAGCTGCAGAAATGCGTAAGTTAGAAGAAGAACTAGCTTTACAGAAACTGGAACTTGACGAAGAACGAGCTGTATTAAAATTAGAGCACCAGTTAGCATACGAACTAGAAGCTTTAGAAGGCAAGAAAAATGCTAAAGAGCAAGAACTTTTAATAACAAAAAAATATAATCAGCTAATAGAAGACGCAGAAAAGGAACTAGCAGCTAAACGAAAAGAAATTGCCGAGAAAACAGCTAAACAAGTAGAAAAGTTTTTAACTGATAGTTTAGCAGAATACGACGAAGTATATAACGAAATTAAAGATTTACAACGTGAAGTAGGCGACGAAATACTAGCTAATAACGGGCAACACTTAAAAGATAAACATACGCAAGAACTAAAAGATTTTGACTTAGCGCATGTAAGGCGTAGGGCTGACTTAGCGCAAAAAATTCAAGCTTTACAAGACGAAATAGACGTTTCAGAAGACGCTACTGAACTAAAGAAAGCACAACAAATTTTACAATTTGAAATGGCTGACTTAGATATAGAAAATAATAAGTTAAGAAACTTAGTTATTAAACGACAAAATCAGGAACTAGCAAAAGAAGGTGAAGACGTGCAACAAGCTACTATAGACGCTTCGCAACAAATGTTAGACGCAATAAATGCAAATATAGACGCAAGTATTGCAAGGAATACGTCTAAAATGGAAGCTGAAATAGAAGCAACGGGTGCAACTGGAGCAGCTAAAGAAGCTATAGAAGAAAAATATGCAAAAAAAGAAAAGAAGTTACAAGCAAGGAAGAAAGCAATAAGTGCTTCACAAGCAATAATAAATACTATGGTAGGAGCTACTAAAGCGTTGGAGCTAGGTTTTCCCGTAGGAACTATAGCAGCAGCCGCAACAGTAGCAGCTGGTTTAGCTAATGTTAGACAAATATACGCACAAGACGTAGGGGGTGGTAAGGGTGGTTCTACGCCAGCAAGTGCACCTACGCCTAGGGGTGCAAATCAAGCCTTTACTTTAGGTGGGGCACAAAAAGACGAAGCAATACGTGCTTACGTTGTAACTGACGAAGTAACAAATAGTCAAGATCAGCTAGCGAATATAAGACGTAGAAGCTCAATTTAAAAATCAAATAATAACTAAAAATATCTATTATATTATATGGGCAAGAAAAAGAAAAAGTATAGAAAAAGCACTAAAATTGTAGAACTAATAATTGCCGACGACGCAGAAAGTTTAGCAATTGACGCAATTTCTTTAGTGAGTGCTCCAGCTATTGAAGAAAACATGGTTTATTTTAATAAGGCTAAAAACAATTTAACTTTATCTAAAATAGACGAAGACAAAAAAACAATTATAAGCCCAGCACTTATACCGAACAAGCAAATTTTTAGATACGACGCTAACACCGATCAAGAATATTACGTTTATTTTTCTAAAGATACTGTAAAACAAGCTTCAGAATTATATTTAAAACATAATAATCACCATAAAGCAACTTTAGAGCACGCTGAACGTATTGCAGGAATTTTAACAGTAGAAAGCTGGATAAAGGCAGGTGACGAAGACAAATCTAATTTATATGGATATAAGGGTTTACCGATAGGAACGTGGTTTGTTTCTATGAAAGTAGACAACCCTGACGTATGGAAATTAGTTAAAGAAAATAAAATACTCGGGTTAAGTATAGAAGGTTATTTTGTGGATCGTGTAGAAAGTTTACAAAAAAAGAATACCTTTACAAACGATAAAATACTAACTGCACTTAAAGAATTATTAAATGAATAAGAAATTAGAATACTTAAATAAAGTAAATACACCAAAAAAATTAACTTTAGGTAAAATAGATAATTTATTAGACAATATAAGGCAAGATTTATTTGACGGCACACAAAAAGCAATAGGGCACGGGCTAGACGCAATACAAGACTTAGACGCTTGTAAAAATCAAAGCGAAGAAAATAGAAGTATTTATGTAAATTATGTAGCGGAGCTACAAGAAATTTTGGCAACATTTGACGAACTAGGTTTAAGTGAAAGCGACGTGCCAGATTTGCAAGAAGTAGTAGAAGCGTTAAATGAGTTCGGCGACGTAGAAGCACGGTTTGATAATTTAGATAATGTAATAAATGATTTAGTAGAATTATTAAGAGATAATTAAAAACTATGAATAAAAAATTAGAATACTTAAAGAAGGTAGCGAAGCCTAAAAAATTAGACTTAAATTCTATTTCTGATTTACAACAAAATATAAGTTCGTTAAAAGATTTGCACGAAGCTGCTGAAACTGATAATAACAATTTATTTGACGGTTATCAAGATTACTTTAATAGTTTAGATAGTCTAATAATGGATAGCGCTTTTATTAAAGGTATGAGTGAAAAAACAGAAAACGCGCACGAAGAAATATACCACTTAATAGAAGACACGAAAGAAAAAATTGATTACTTTATAAGTCAATTTGACGAACTAGGAATTGAACCAACGCCTGACTTTCAAAATTTATTAGAAACATTTTTTGATTTACATAACGCAGCTACAGAAGCTTATGCTGAGTTTGATAGTTATAACAATATAAGGGACGAAGCCGAAGAAGTATATAATACAACTCAAAATAAGAACTTAAATTTTTAATATGAAAAAAATAATTTGCGATTTAATTTGCACAATAACACTAGGAATAATTTGCTTAAACTTATGCGGTAATAACTGCTGTAAAAAATAATAAAATGAATAAAAAAGATTACATAAACAAAGTAAAGACTTCTAAAATTAAGAAGTTTAGTATTGAAAGTAAAATAGACTTAAATAAGTTTGACGAAATAGAAGAAAGTTTAAATCATGCAGACTATTTAGTAAATGAAGCTTTTGTAGAAGCTATGGATATAGGCGACGAAAAATATATGCTAGGGCGTGATATTATGCGTTTTGATTTTAACGACGCTTTAGGTGAAGCTGAATATCAAATTGACGAAATAAAATCTACACTTGACGGGCTAGGCGTAGATTACCCTTCAGAACTGCAAAACGTTATAGATAGGTTAAAAGAGTTAGAAGAAGA